GACTTGTTGGTGGTAAAGTGTCTGGCATGTCATCTGGTATGACACTATCAAAAGAAGATCTTAAATCTCTTGTAGATTAGAGACAAAAGTTTCATGACACCCATAGCAGTATAGCTTGGGAGAGTCTGGATAGACAGAGCGTCCACCTAGAGCGATACCCTCAGTTTTTGCCATGTCAATCATAGCTGGGCTAGGATAGCCATAAAGAATATTAACTAACTCATGCTGGCATTCTGGGCAATTATTCATACATAAATTATAGCATTATTGACTGAAGTTAATTTCATATTTAGGATTAGCTGTTATCCACATAGGAATTGAATATCTAGCGTTTAAGATTTTGTCCACATGATGTTCATACTCTTCTCCCTGAGATGGGAACACAATTGCCTCAAAGGCTGCTGGTGTGTAAGAGTATCCTAAGCTATCAAACTTTATTGTTCCATCATTTTCGTTAGAGTTAAGATATAAAACAAAGCTATATTTAAAATGACCATTGTCGTTTGGCCCTGCGTCAAGATGCCTATTTACAATTGCACCAGGAAACTGCTTTGCTAAATGAAAAGAAGTAACGTATAGCTCCTCTGGATCATCATAAGCAAGCTTTATTCGCTCAACAACATCCTTAAATAGAATACGTAGTTCTTCGTGTATGTCAGGTATTTTTTCAAGAGTTGGGTTTGAGTCTGTCCAAACCTCATCAACTCCGAATCTCCACACACACCTATTGGGGTTTCCCATTTCAGAATAAGTGCTAAAATTATTAATGTTGAGGTCAATATAGTTGATATAAAAATCTGCTTCTCGTGGTGTAATAATGTTTGGAAGTATTTTAATGTTTTTACTCATAACGCTTGACAACCTTTCTGCTTTTGATATAATTATATCAGTAAGTTGCCTTTATGGGAAGGTGGAATTGGTGGTCCTGTAAAGGCAACTTGCTATTTAATCAGAGGGTATTGTAAATGTCAAATTACTGCATAGTCTATAGCATCCATTCAGACAATACAGATATAAATAATCTATTACAGTGGAGAGAGCTGCTTTTTTCTTTAAAGACATTAAGATCTGTAAACAAAGAGGTAAGCGTCAAGGTATATGTATCACCACCAGATCGTGTTAACAACATAACTATGTTTCCAGACATGACAAATCTAGAGATTATTCCAATTCAAAACCCCAACAATAACTATTCTATTCTGGGAAAAGAAGTTGCAATGTGGCTTGAAATGAAATATAATGCTGCATTTCATACACTTAGCACATCTTCTTATGACAAAGTTTTAATGATAGATCCAGATACTATTTACTACAAGAATCCAAATAGTCTTATTGAGAAATACCAACAGGATGCTTTTTATTCTGCCCCAGATGACAATCAAGAGCTATTTAACTATCTAAAGACAGACAAAAGATATATGAACGATGGCGTTGTTATCGTTCCAAGGTGGTCCCTTGAGATTAAAGATGAACTATTGCTCGCTAGAAATAGCTTTACTAATGATATAGTAAATAATAATAAAGACACTTTTAACGATGAGGATATTTTTTGGAGGAATAGCGTTGGTTGGGCATCACCTCAGTATGGCATTTATGAATATTTATTAAATGCTAATAGACCAGTAAACTATTTTGATTCTAAAGATGTGGCTAATTTATCAGACTGGAATTCAGAACTACCCCCAATTATTTTGCACTACTGGCATGTTGGATATCAAGATCACCTACCTAAAGAGTATTGGCCAGACATTGATGACACGCATATGACAAAGATTCACGAAAAAGTTTGACAATTAAGTAGCTATAATATATAATTAAAACACAAAATGACCATTAGCTCAACGGCAGAGCAGAGAGCTGTTAACTCTAAGGTTCCTGGTTCGAATCCAGGATGGTCAGCTAATGGTGTGGTCCATACCACTCTCACGGGTAGGAGATAAAAATGGACACTAGGTTCTGTAGCTCAGTTGGTTAGAGCACTACCCTGTCACGGTAGGGGTCGCCAGTTCAAGTCTGGTCAGAATCGCATTGCCTCTATAGCTCATCTGGTAGAGCGACGCACTTGTAATGCGTAGGTGACGGGTTCAAGTCCTGTTGGAGGCTCTATGGTATAATGTTATTAACATATAGATTGGCTAATATTATGAAACTATCTGTGCATCACGATAACATATATGAATTTTCTGATTTTTTGTCTGTTGATGAATTAAAAAGCTTAAGAGACATGATCGATGGTTTTCCTGCAGACCAAGAATCCTGGACAAGATTAGATTCTCCACCATTTTGGATTGGCAAAGTATATGTATATGGAAACAATGAGCCATTAATATCGATTGAGCAAAAACTAGAATCTCTTTTTAATACCTGTAGTGAAACAGTTTTTAATTCTATTATTGATTTTCAAAGAACTTTGCCAACTGATGAACCAATGGAAATGCATAGAGATATTATTGGTCACTCAGACTTAAAATATGGTCTTGTTCTTTATCTAAACGATGACTATCTTGGTGGAGAAATATCCTACCCAGACTATAGCCTAGACATAAAGCCCACTGCTGGAATGGTAGTTGTTCACGAAGCGAACGTCTTACACGGAGTATTACCAATTCATGGGGGAAGTCCAAGATACATTTTAACTAATTTTGTAAGATGTCCCCACGATCATGGTCAATGTGAATTAAAAATAAAAACTATTTAGAGAGAGATTTATGCCATATACACAGTCAATGGAATATCCAGGTATTCAAGAAGTAAAAGCAAACTTAGATTTTTATAAAGAAAAGTTTATAAATGATACCATTTTAGTATTTAGAAATGCTCACCTATCTTTTGAAGAACACGAAGAGCTTCAGCGAGTTATGGGTGATGTTTTTGGATGGTACCCAAACACCACTGCTGGCAAGATTAGCAGATACATTGAAGATCACGAAAAAAATAAAGACAGAACAGAAACAAATAAAGACGAAGTGGTCTTGGGATGGCATGTCGAACATCCGTACTACGACAATCCAATTGTTGCAGGATTATGGAACATGCTTACTTTTAATATTGAAAAGGGTCATGGTAATACCTTGTTTATGGACACAGCTAGGGTATATGAAATGCTTTCAGAAAGCGATAAAGAATTTTTAGAAAAATGTGTAGTCAACTCTTATTCGTATGGATATATGGATCGCATGTTTACTACAAAAGCAATCAAGCCTCACTGGTTAACTAAAGAACCACTTATTAGATTTAGCTTAGATAACATTAGAGAAGGATGGCATGACCTACATTCTTTCGATGGCAGAAAGCCAACCAGCGAAGAGTCTGAAAGATATCTAAAAGTTGCAACCTGGATTGTTGATGAAATAAATAATAATGAAGACTTAAGGATTATCCACGAGTGGCAAGAAGGAGACGTTATTATTCCAGACCTTCACAAACTAGCTCATGCTGTTATGGGTGGCTTTAGCCCAAAGAATAGAAGGTTTACTGGGCTATGGTCTTATGAAAAAGATACAAGTGTGTATCCAGAAGTTTATGTTGAAAACTAATGGTATACTATATACATGGCTGAACACGCATTAATTACTCTATCTAATACTACTGCTCTTAGATTGACACCGCTTGGAACACATTCTGGAATGGACTTTACCTTGCAAAATGTAAACGCTTCTGGTTACATTTATATTGGTGGCGAAGGGGTTACTTCAGAAAATTATGGATTTAGGATTCTTCCTAATCACTCTATCTCTTTTGAGCTACCACCAAAAGATGCTTTGTTTGCTATCTCTTCTGTAGATGCAATGAAGCTTGCAAAGATTACCATGGGGCTAGAGGCTCAAGACTAATGGCTAGGTTTACCCATCCAGCATTTGGCAACACTGATGGTTTAACAACCGAAATTAAAACATATTCACCAGTATGGTCTGGTACAGGTTTAGCATTTACTGGAACCCCTGCAACTGGATCATATGTTAAGATTGGTAATCTTATTCAATTGCAAATTGATGTTACTTTTACAAACGTTAGTAACTTTGGAACTGGTCAATATTCTTTAACGCTACCCTTCCCATCTAAATTTCACACAGATGTTTATGGTGGTTCCGTTCATGACGTAGTTAACCAGGGAATTGATCATTACAGTCTTAAAGGACATCTAAGTCCAGGTAGCACAACCTTTACTCTGTGGGATATGGCAAGTGCATCTAAGGATGAACCATTTGACCATAACTCACCATTTGTACTAAGCACAGCAGATAAGTTTCATATGTCCTTTACATACATCTGTGAATAGTGTATAATATTTAAATGGTCCGTTAGGGTAGCGGTCATCCCACCTGCCTTTCATGCAGGGAATCACCAGTTCGAATCTGGTACGGACTGCTTTACAGAAAGAAGTAACATGATTACATACATTGGCCTAGATGGCGAGATGTCTAGTGCAGACATTTCTACTGGCGGAAAGCTAATTCAAATTGGAATGGCAAAGATTGTAGATGGCAAAATGACATCTATTGCCAGCATGCTAAATCCAGGCGGAATGGAATGGTCTGAAGAAGCTGAGGCAGTGCACGAGTTTACTCAAGACTATATTGAAAAGTTTGGGCTAGACCCATCCGTTGTTGATCAAGACCTTGCTAATTGGGTGGGTAAAGGATTAGAGCGTGGAAACACCATTGCGGTTGGATTTAACGTTGGATCTTTTGATATGCCATTTGTAAAGCAATCACTGCCAATTTTATTTAGTAAGTTTTCCAGACGCACTGTTGATCTAAACGCACTAATCTTTTCCTTATCTGATACTGACAAAGAATTTCAAAGGATTAAGGCTAACGCAAAGCGATATGCTGAGCAGCAGATGAATAACATGTTTGATGGATTTAAAAACAGGCAACACGATGCAGAATATGATTCCGTAATGGCATTGTATTGTTTTGAATACATTCGTAGTCTTATGAAAAAGGAGAAGTAATGACAACAGTATACACAAAGCCGTCATGCGTTCAGTGTGACATGACAAAGAGGTACATGGATAAGCTTGGTATTGAGTATGATACCGTTGACATTACTGAAGATACAGAAGCCTTCGATATGATTGTTGGTCTTGGCTTTAAGTCAGCACCAGTAGTTATATCAGATGCTGGTAGCTGGGCAGGTTTTCAGCCTGAAAAGATCAACCTTTTGGCTGCTTGACTTTTCTTTACTAAATTAGTATAATAAATATATAACAGAGGGAGAACTTAGTGATTAAACCACTAGAAGATAAGGTTGTCGTAAAACCTATCATTGAAACAGAAAAGACTAGCTCTGCTGGTCTAATTATTGCAGCACTTGAAAAGGAACGTCCTACTGAGGCAATCGTTGTTGCTGTTGGTCCAGGTACCGTTTTTGGAAACGGAGACAAGATGACCATTGACCTTAAAGTTGGAGACAAGATTGTTTATTCTAAGTATCAGGGTACAGAGATTACGGTAGATGGTGAGGATCTTTTGATTCTTGCATACCGTGACATTTTTGCAGTCTTGGAGGATCAGTAATGTCTATACCAGATATTGATTGGTCTCTTGAATACCAGCGTGGATACGATGATGCACTAACAAAGATGATTAATAAGTTTCAGCAAGAGTACAACGAGACTGCTGCTCAAGATCCACACTTTGCCTTTTATTCAAGATATGTTGTTGACACTCTACAAAAAGAGCTTGGTCCAAAGATAGAGGATTAGTGATGGAACAAACATGGATTGACATCTTGTCTGACCCTCATCACATTCTTGCTGACTTTATAATGAACGTTGGCTTTGAAATAGCTTTTGCCTGGCTTACATATTTGATCATTATTAAGATTATTTATAATCGACAAAGGAAAAAATAAGCTTGAAGGATTTTGAAGCTGAGCTAGCAAGCGTTAGTAAAAAACTTGATCAAATTGAAGCTGAAATTGTAATGAATCAAGAAGCTGTAGAATCTATAGAAATCAGACTTCGCTTGCTTAAAACAGAGCTAGACTTTGAATCTGATAAAATGGTATAATATATAGGCAAACAGAAAGAGTTGGTATGAACTTAAAAGACTTGGCACTGAAACCAACAGCCACGTATATTCAAGGGTACGCAACAGAATACCCAGATAAATGGGATTATTTTATTAATTTTGTTGACTACTGCAATAAAGTAGATTGGGTACAGCAAGACGAAGCAGAGCGTAAACGATTTATTGAGAGTGGCAGATTACGTAAAGGCTTGTTGCAAATTTGGGGTTACTTTACAATGTTTGCAGAAACTCCATCAGAATACCCAGACATTATGGTCAACATAGACAGTCTAAGCAATAAAATTGAATCTGAATATGGAGAAAAACCTAGGTCTTCTTTTGCAATTGTTAACTTTAGCAATGCTGAGAATGTAACAAATAGGCACAATGACCTAACCCATAACTTCTATGTACAATGTATTGGCTCAGTTATTTGGAAAATTTATGAATCAGTTGGCTCTACAGAGTACAAAGAGTATGAATTAAATCCTGGGGATGCAATTTTTGTTCCAGCTGGAGTTTCTCATGAGGTAGTAGCCTTACAACCACGTGCTGCAATTACTGTGGCATTTAATGGGTTAGATGAAAAGGTTGCAGGAGAATAATGTATCCATTAATTTTAGAATACGATAATGCAATTGATCAAGAAGATCTAGATACTATGCTTGATATAGCTAAGTCATCTACTAGCTTAGATTCATCAACTACAGATAACATCGAAGAAATTGGTCAATTTTGGCTAGGTAACAGACTCATGATTACTGAAACAGCTTTACCATCATGGCATGAAAAAATTGTAAGCTTGAGATCAGAGATTGATTTCTTTAATATTACAGAACCAAGAAAAATTCAAAAGCTTAATAATGGCAATTTTTTGGGGCCACTAATTGACATGGAAAACGTTGAGTTAATTAGACATGGTGCAATTCTTTTTTTGAATGAGCCTTATGATTCTGAAATATATTTTCCAAGAATTAATTATAAAGTAAAAGCAAAAGCTAACAGGCTTGTGGTTTATGGCGGAGATCAAGAATATGTTATTCGTGGACCAGAAGGCAAAGACTGTTTGTATTTTTCAACCGTGTTTATGAGCTAGAAAGAGGATAGAATGTTTACTACTGAAGAAATAAAAGATGCAATTGCAAACCCTAAATTAGTTATTAAAAAGAAACTTTTTTTAAATACTCCTAGTTGGGAAAGCTTTATTGGCCATCTTAATCATGAGTTTTACAATGATACATACCCACCAATGACTGATGATGAGCCATACAATCCAGATGATACCGTTATTAATGGAGTAAACATTCGTGAGCATTTTTACTTAATGAATGCTGCAGCTGATAATCCAAAGTTTTTTCCTCAGTTTTTTGACGTACAGGATGAACTAAACAAAGTAATGGAAACAAAATACTTTGGATCTTTTACCTTAATTAATTTTGTAGGTGGCGAGCGAGCAATAAATGTTCACTGTGATCCAAGGCACTCGTTTTATTGGCAAACTCATGGCACATCAATATGGCAAGTTTTTTCAGAAAATGATCTTGAAAATCCACTAGAAGAGCATGAGATAGCTCAAGGTGATATGATCTTTGTTCCACACGGCATATACCATAGCGTTGTTGCCCCAGAGCCAAGAACGGCTATTTCATTTATGTATGAGATGTAGTAAAAAACTATTCAAATACTGGAATTTCACTAAGATCATATTCTTCTCTTGGAATAACAAATTTTTTAAACCACTCAAGATGAGCATCGTAAATTTTTTGATCAAATACCCCATCTTCAATTCCTTCAAAAAAGTCATCTAAAAATTTATAAGAGACATCTACAAAACCGTCTAGCTTATCAGCAAACATTTTTTTATATTTTTTATATTTGGGGTTGTCCTGTTCCATAAAAAATGAAAATCTTCTATTTTGAAATACACCCATGTAGTCATGAAACACAAAATCTTGTGGGGGAACAACTATTTTGATGTTATCAGCATACAACTTGATTGACATGTATGGTTCTTCGCCATTATATAAAATTTTGGGACTATACTTATATTTATAAAAAATTTCAGAGTCTCCAAAAGCAAAGCCGCCGCAAAAATAATTTTTTATTTCTCCAAACTCATCACCTTTATAGGGCCATGGTCTGCCAGCATATCTGCTGGGAGAATCCTTTTCTTTATCTTGAAGAATTTGCATTGACGTTGGTATTTTGGTGATGTTCAAAAAATATTTTTTGTCTCTGCAATCATAGTTGTTTGGATACACTGAATAAATAAGCTTTCCAAAGTGTGACTTTGATAGCTCATATTTTTTTATAATTTCTGTATCCCAGCTATCTATAAATCTTGTGTGACTGTCTACTTGAAGATAATATTTGTGGACTTTTGGCAGCAAATGTTTTTGGGTTTGAAATCTTGCATGCCCCACGCCTTTAGCTTGATCCAGATAAACATACTCATATTTTAATTTAGTGCCAAACTTATTTGTAATCTTTAAAACTTTGTCTCTAAGGCATTTCTCATCTTGAAGAAAAACTGAAATAGTTATATTTTCTGGATGATCCGCCTTTTCGCAAAGATCTTTAATTGTGGGCAAAAACTCAGTATCAGCTAGTGATGAGATAGAAACAAATATAGTATTCATTAATTAATTATACCATTGACTAGGCAATACCCCATAGAATATGATAAAATAGAGTAATATACAGAAAGAGATCAATGGCCAATATAGCTTTTTTAGGAAATTTTAGATTTGACTTTAGTTCAGAAACTCATCACGTAAAAAGCCTAGAGTCTTTGGGACATAGTGTGGTAAAGCTGCAAGAAAATAGAGTGAGTAGCCAAGACGTCTATCATGTAGCTTCTAAAAGCGATTTGTTTATCTGGGTTCACACGCATGGCTGGAAGACACCTGGAAATTTTCCAATGGAAAAGGTTTTAGAAAAACTAAGGGCTAGGGGAATCCCAAGCATGACATATCATCTGGACCTATGGCTTGGCTTAGAAAGACAAAAAGATTTAGACTCTGATCCAATCTATAAGCACATTGATCATTTCTTTACGGTAGATAGCAAAATGGCAGATTGGTTTAACGAAAACACAAATGTAAAAGGTCACTATATGCCTGCAGGAGTGTTTGGTGAAGAGGCATACTACAAGCCCATAACAAAGAGACTTGATTTAGCTTTTGTTGGCAGCAAAGGATATCACCCTGAGTGGCCATATAGACCGCAACTGATTGATTGGTTATCAGAAAACTATGGGCAAAGATTTAGACACTATGGCAATGGTGGAGTTAAAGCAATTAGGGGTGATGAGTTAAACACGCTATATGGAACTACAAAAATAGTTGTTGGAGATACGTTATGCCCAAACTTTAACTACCCAAGCTATTGGTCAGATAGGGTTTATGAAACCTTGGGCCGTGGAGGATTTATTATTCATCCATATATTCAGGGAATGGAAAAAGAATTTACAGATAAAGAACATTTAGTATTTTACGAATACAATAACTTTGACCAGCTAAAAGAATTAATTGACTACTACTTAGAGCATGACGAAGAACGTGAAAAAATTAGGTTAGCTGGTCATAATCTAGTTAAGAATAACTATACATATACGCATAGGTGGCAAAGTATCCTTAAGGAGCTTGGCGTTGAGTGATATAAAAGCATACTTGTTTAGTATAGGAAACAGAGCATTTGCTAGTCATAAAGATGACTTTGGTTTTGTGAGGCAAGCCTTTGTCAGAAATAAAATTGAGGTTATTGAGACTTTGTCCTTGCCAGAGGTTGATAAAGCATTTGTAGTTTTGTCTGGATCTGACTTGACTGGATTAGAAGAATTTGTGTCTGAAAGGCTACAGGTTATAAAAAAAATAGTTTTGTTTATTACTTCAGACGAGTGCGGAACTTTTAATGTTGACAAAATAAAGCATCCTGATATTAAAATTTGGAAGCAATATCCATATCCAAAACACAAAAAATACTTTAAGATGCCTTTAGGTGCTCCCATAATGCTTGAAAAAAACATGCCAGAGTATAGTCAAAAAGATATTGATTTATTTTTTGCTGGCCAAATTACTCATCAAAGAAGGCAAGAGCTTGGTGCTGTAATGGATTCTTTAAATACAGAACACTATTTGCCCACTACTGGATTTATGCAAGGCAGTCCTTCTAAAGATTACTATGCAAAAGTTGCTAAAGCAAAAGTAGTCCCTGCACCTGCAGGCTCAGCTACAATAGATTCATTTAGATTTTATGAAGCCCTAGAGCTATTGGCTATGCCAATTGGAGATACAAAAAATTCTTCTGGAGAAGACTTTGATTATTGGGACTATGTGTTTCAACAAAGCGTTCCATTTCCTAAAACAAATGATTGGAACTCTTTACCATCTATGGTTGATCAAATATCATCTGAGTACCCTGCAAATATGCACAAGGTTGTTGCCTGGTGGATTAAGTACAAGAGAGATTTCTGCAATAAAATTATGGAGCAAATAAATGAACATTAATGATATTACAATTGTTATGCCAACATCAGTACTACCAAGTCACCCAGATACTGGAATTCTTGATGAGGTAATTAGAAGCATTAGGCAATACTTTCCAGACAATGAGATTATTTTGCAAGTTGATGGGCTTCGAGAAGAACAGTCCCATCGCAAAGATCAATACGATGAGTATAAGAACAGGGTACTTTGGAAGTGTTTGCACGAATATAAAAATGTGCTGCCAATAATGTTTGATGAGCATTCTCATCAGTCTACTATGATGCAACAAAGTCTTCACCTAATTACTACCCCATTAATGTTTTATATTGAAAGTGACATAGCTTTGAGAGATAATCTTGATATTGATTGGCAAAAAGCTTTGGATATGCTTGACTCAAAAACAGCATACACTATAAGATTTTACACATTTGAGACACAGGTTGTGCCAGCCCATGAACCACTCATGATGGATAGAGACGGAGACTTTGTTCAGACCTTCCAGTGGAGTCAACAACCACATATTACATATGTATCTTACTACAGAAATATGGTGTTGCCAAACACTAACTACAAATCTTTTATTGAAGATACCTTTTATGGTAAAGTCTTTGCTGATTGCTACGAAACCAAAGAGGCATGGGATAGTCATAGGCTGTGGCTTTATAATCCACTAAACAAAGATGATATTAGGATTGTTAATAATCTTGATGGAAGAAAGAATCTAAGAAAGTTTACCTCTGACGATGAAGCCTGGGGATTAACTGAGGCATGAGACTAGGAATAATTGCAAGATCTGATAAGACTGGCTTGGGCAACCAAACCTATGAGCTTACCAAAATGCTTAACCCCACAAAGGTTTTACTTATTAACTCTACTCACTTTAACCAAAACCAGCAGTTTCCAGAGCTGTATGAGGGCTACAACGTCATGGAAACTAGCAGGGGATTTGCCACAGATAAAGAGGCTGCGGCCTTCCTAGAGGGCTTAGACGCCGTTTTAAGCTGTGAAACCTTCTATAGCACAACCTTAATTGATTTAGCTAAAAAGATGGGCATCAAAACGCTGCTACAGTATAACTTTGAATTTTTAGATAACCTCAAGCATCCAGATTGGCCATTGCCAGACGTCCTAATTTCTCCCAGCTTTTGGAATTTTGACCTTGTATATGATAAGTTTAGCAGTAAGTGTAAGGTTGTGCATTTGCCACCACCAGTTTCTGAAGAAAGGTTTGCCAAAGCAAGATCAATTAACCAAAATGGTAACTTAAATAAAATACTTCATGTTGCTGGTAAAATTGCTGATGCAGATAGAAACGGAACTAATACCGTAATGGAAATGTTAAAGTATTCTACTGCAAACTATGAATTAGTTATTAAGGTGCAAAATCCAGAACGCTTGGAAGATATTTCCAGGGACCCTCGTCTAAGCATAGATACCTCCAACCCAAATAGCAATATGGATCTTTACTCTGGATTTGATGCAATGGTTCTTCCACGCAGATATGCTGGACTTTGTTTGCCAATGAATGAGGCATTGATGAGTGGGCTTCCTGTATTTATGACAGACGTATCCCCAAACAATTTTATTTTGCCAAAAGATTGGCTAATAGACTCAAAGCAAATAGGAAAGATTAAGACTAGATCTATATTACCAGTTTATGAGGCAAACCCAAGAAAGCTTGCTGAAGCGGTTGATAATTTTATTAATGACAAAAACAAGAGTATAGAAAAAGAAAAAGCTTTTATGCTTGGGCAAGAGCTTTTTTCTGTTGAAGCTTTAAGAGAAAAATATATTAATCTTATTTGTGAGTAGAGTAAAATTCCTTAAATGAAAATCCTACCATACTTTCATATGCCTCTATTGTGCGATTAGCTCCTAAGCCAAACTGGCCTTGCTCAATGCCACACAAAATACTCTTTTGTTTTTCATATGAAATTTTTTGTAGCTCACTCCAAGAGATGGGCCTGATGTTATTATCGTTCCAAACCTTTTTAAATCCTCCACGATGATAAAAGTGGTAGGCTAATACAATTGACGGAGAATATATATCCCACCCTCTAGTCCAGGCTCTTGCAGCAAAGCAAATCTCTTCTCCAAAGAAACTTATTTCTGGATCATACGGAACCTCTTTTATAATTTCTCCGTAGGTGAATACAAAGCCAGCTAGTATTGTGTTTGATGGTTCTGGGGTGGTCCTCTGGGGATCATCAAACTCTACACGCTCTGCTCCCCACTCTTTAGATTTTCTAAGTATTACCTTTTGTTTAGTAGGATGCACCGCCCAGTCTCCAACCTGCTTAGTATGCAAGACTGTGGTTTTTCCCTCTAGGCTATATGGAGCAGGGAAGGACGAAAGAATTACCTTATTGCTTGTGAGTAACTGGGCATCTTTTAGCTGTTTAATTGCAAGTCTGTCCCAATTTTCAACAAACCTCATATGAGAATCTATTTGTAAAAAATATGTTTCTTCTTGATATAGAGACATGGCTTTTGATCTTGCAAATCCAACGCCCCTAGCATCTCTTGGGTGCATTGATATTAGGGAGTATTTAGGTAAGAATGAGAGGTCTGGTCTTTCACGATCCGTACCCTGGTAAACAATACCAAAATGCAAACGCTCTGGCTTCTCTGCTTTTTCAACCATATCAATTAAGGTTGACTGTAATTCTGGATCCCTATAGCTTGCTACTGAAATAAAAATAGTTGACATATATACCATTATAGCAAAACAGGCTACCCCAAAAATGAGGTAGCCCGTAATGCGTTCTGATTACTTCTTAGCAGTCTTCTTTGCTACTGCAGCAGGCTTCTTCTTAACTGGAGCCTTCTTTGGTGTAGCCTTCTTTAATGCTTCCTCAACGTCCTTAGCGTTTGGAGTAATACCAAACGCAGGGTCATTAGGATTAATGTAGCGAATTGCTACTGGCAAAATTGCTGCTACTAGTGACCATGCCAGGTCTAGTGGGTCTGTAACGCCAGCCAAGTAAAGGGCTGATGCTGCTCCCAAAACGCTACGCCCATATGAGGCAAGCAGTGCTTTTAATGATGCATTCATTTTTTTCTCCTTATTTTTACCACAATGTCCATTTATTTTCATTGAGTATTTTACTGTGTAAATCGCATACATCTATGATGCGATCATCAGATGACTCAAATATATCAAGGGCTTCGTTCTCACAATTTGAGATTTCACACACCTTGTATAGGTAGTCATCTAATTCTGATATGTCTTTTAGTCCAAGCATTTTATTTCTCTTCTGGTAATAGACTAATTAGTCTGTTATAAGATTCTTTAATTTCTGCTTTATTTTTTGATTCAGTTTTGTTTTTAAAATCAAGAACAGATAGCTGAACTTGTTCAATATAACTAAATGCAGCTTCACGTGAATCTTCTAGAAACTTAGAATATCCTGGCGGCTCTGATTCTGACTTTTCTTTTAGCTCTTTAATCTTAGATTGTAATACCAGGATTTGGTGTAGCAGAATACTACAAACTATTAAAGATATGCCAAGAAAAATTTCTATCATTTTAAAGCTTTCCTAACTACTAAAACAACAGCACCATTTTCTTCTAGTGCTTTTTTTAATTTGATTACATACTCTAGAGCTGCTCTCTTGTCTTCGTCGAGCAGGCTTGCAAAGTTTTTTTCGTCTAACCTAATAGACAAAAAATACTCATTGTCAATTAACTCAACCCCAGAGAAACCTTTTGGTGGCTGTACTTGATGAAATGCTCTACGCATTGCGTCTGTGTACATTTGCATCTTCCTTCCAGTGTAGGTAGGACCTGATATATACCGCTGCATATGCCACGGCAGAAACTATAAAGCCATACTGATTAGTTATAAGAGCATACGTTACCCAAAGCACTTCGTTAAACAATAGGACAAGCCAACCCCAAAGGGTCTTTTTCCCTACAAAGTATATCCCAGATACGCCAATAGCAGCAAGGATCCATGACCATAATTCCATAATTATTGCTCCGTCGTTAATGCTTGCCAGGTATTAGCCCAGTCTCGCTTTGTTTTATGTTTATTAAACTCTCTAGATATGTCGCCTTGGTCGAGATAAACTCCACCCCAAACTCCAGTATTCTTACCAGAAATTCCATTAGCAAAACAAATCCTGCGAACTGGGCAAGACTTGCATATGCTGTCAATCTCTTCTCTAATCTCTGGCTGTTCTTCATAGTTATCAAAAAAGTCATTAGTCTCCATACCCAAGCAAGCTGAGTCATCTTTCCAAAGATGCGGTTCCATGCTTACCTCACGTACTTATTTGGAATGCTCCATCCGTCTTCGGTGACTGTGAAGGTGTTCTTGTAATACCAAGAACCTTTAACAAAAGCACCACTTGGTTTAGCCCAAGCTCCTGGTGATTTAATTAATTCGACTACGTCCCAACCATCCCAAGACAAAGACTTATTGTTAGAAACAATAGTCTCCATTTGCTCTAAGGAATTGATAACCATTTTATTACCCCTTGTTCGTTATTTTTTTAATACGAAAACTTAAACCAGCCATACTCAACTGTTTTAGATTTATCTATGAACTCTGCGATCTTAGATTGACTCTCAGTTGGCTTACTTAAAAAGGCAAAGTAATTTAACTTTTCAATATTTTGTTGCATCCATGAAGGTGGGACCTTAAAGAAACGTATTTTAATTCCACGTGACTTTAAGCTATTTTCAGTTATGTTTGAAAACTCAGCAACAAAGTTGTTAACTCTTGCAGGTCCAGCAGAATAGATAAGGATCTCAGTGTCCCCTTCTTTTCTATCAGACATGGCAACTGCCATTGCTCTCATAAACACCTGATAACTATCAAATGTCAGACTTCCCTGAACACCAATAATCATTTTTCTACCGTTCTATTAATGCACCCATTATTGTAATCAGTTTTTCTAACTCATTTGCGTTTAGGTTTTCAAGCGAAACAGAGGTTTTGTTTTCTGCGTCCCACGTGCCATCTTCATTTAAAGTTGACATGTACATCTTGTTATCTTCAATCCAGTAAATCTCATCATCTGGAGTTTGGACAAACCTAATACGTTCAAATGAGTCGAAATCCTGTGACTCATCTACAGCTTCGTTGTCTTGGCCATAGCCTAGCTTCCAAATCTGTTCTCTTAGTATATCAAGCATAAGCCTTCCTGTCAAGAGCCCAAGTAAAAATTTTAACATTTATCTTTTAAATATCCTAGGTATTCTGGTGGCACAAAATCTGCATAATTTTGGTTTAGGTAGTGAAAAACTATTACTTTCTTCTTGTCTTCATCTGGCATGTCCCTGTACTCATGGATTATTGAAACATCCATTGGATCAAACTCTAAAAAGTGCTTGCCAATGCTTGCTAAATACTCAGAAGTTGCATACTGACAGGATGCGTACTGAACTCCACTTCTCCATAAGTTTTCATTTGTTTCAAGTTGTGGCCTTAATAGCTCCTGCCACTCTGCCATTTTATCTTCTACCGCAATCAGAAGATCATCCTTATAGCTTAAGGCGTGCCTAGAAAACAAAGTAATGCCATCGTTCATAGGCTTGGTTGTTAGTGGAAGATAATCAGTAAACTCTTCCCAGCTATCAGATTTAGAAAAAATTACATCACTATTGCCGTACTTGTCAAAGATAAGTTGCGGATCTCCTTGCCAAACAGTGTCTTGATCCACGTATAAAACGTTGTCATAGTCTCCAGACTCTAACAAAGAATAGGCGTTTGGCCATCTATGCTTTCTTCTTTTAGACAGAATATGATCGTCCATTGGCGGATGTTCATCTGCAGTAAACTCAACAATCTCAACATTTTTAAGCTGTGTTTTTGCTTTTAAGTAGGCTCCTGGAGGAGAAGAATAAAATCTAACTGGAATAGTTTTGTTATACTTTCTTAAACTATCTATAGAGTATTGTATTTGACCCCAGTAGCCGTGATTATTTGGGTCTCCAGACTCAAAATGAAAAGAGTAAACAATTGCGTTTTTCAAAAAACTTTCCTATTCTGGGAAAATATGAGTTAGTCGTTGAGTTTGAGTAAAGTCTTTAGCAAAACCTTGAAACAGTGCCTTATCCATTTCACGCTGCACTATTGCACGTGACCAAGAGAAGCCTGCATCTCCACCCCAAGCATCCCACATGATGCGGCCATTTGAAGGAAACTCTGGTCCAGAAGAAAAACCTTTTCCTTTTTTATCTACTTCGTGACGAGAAAAGAAAGAATACATACGCTTAACTACACTTAGTGACATTGATCTACCTGCTACGATATCGCTTGCTCTACCCCAGCCAACTGGAGTTCCTGCACCTGTAGCTTTGCCATCTTCTTTCCACTTCAACGCACGACGTGCTGCTGCTTTCATTCCAGAAGTTGGGGCATAGCTGTCTGCCTTAGACATCTCAATCATTTCATCTTCCATGTCTTCTGGCATTGTGTGGCCCTCTAGCGTGTCAAGTTTCTGTGCATCCTGATACATCATTCCAATACTGTATGCTGTTGGTGACCAGCTTTCTTCGTCTTGCTCGTATATTCTAACAGACATAGCTGGATTTTCTGGTGGCATTGATTCTAGTGCATACTCAGATCCTGGAGTACCAAGGGTTCCGCCCTCCCACATTATGTGCTCTACCACTCCATGTGCCATTCCCTCAGTGGTCATGCCCATTACGAAGTTGCCTTCTTCAATTGCACTTTCTGCTTTTTGCGTAACAATTTTCTTTGCTACTGGAACACAGTTTGGAACCATGCGTCCGTCTTTTTCTTTCATGCCACGCTGTACGTAGCCATCCCAGCAAGGAGCTTGCTTGTCTACTTGGTCTAGTTCTTCATCTGTTAGGGTAGGCATAGATTTTTCAGCCTCAATATTTCCTTCGCTAACATTTATAGCATAAATTTGATTAGCAGCTTCTTCAGCTGTAGTGTGGCAACCCATTACGGTTCCATCGTCTTTTACGGCAGGGTAACCCTTGCAACCGTACGATCCCTTTTCTCCAACATGATATGGCATACTATATTATATCACTTTCTCAGCCAATGCGAAAGGCACTTACAAGGTTCTGAAACTCAAGCAATTTCTCAATAGATAGCTTAGAAAGCTCGTCATCATCCATTGCCTTAGAGGTTAGTCTTATGTTTGGGTTTGCTTTTGACATATCATCAAACTCAAGAAAACCCTTTTCCCAAAAATACATAACCTTTTGGTGTACCTGATTGATAAACTTATCATATAAAGCTGGCAAAACATCATGTATTTTGCTAGTAATGTTATACAAGATTTCACCACTATTTTCATGGACACCAGCCACTTCGACTGCCCCCATCAAGATTAGGTCTTCAAGAGAATATTCCATAGTTATATTATACTAGGTTTACTGACTAATTGTTAGTAAAGCAACCCACGCTTGGCTTTTAGCTCTTCAAAGTTTTTGATTTTTGTTTCTCCAAGGTATCCCCAAGCATAACCTTTGTCAATCATTTCTGTATTAACTGATGTAGCGTCTCCGTCTACAAATAGCCATCCTAAAATTCTGCCATACTTTTCTGAACTGTCAAGCTTTTCTGTTTTAATTACAACATTTTTTGCAGACTTTAGACGATTAGCTAGGTAAGCTTTTGACTCTAGGCCCAAAGCCTTTTCTGTTTTGTCTGTAGTACGTGATTCTGGAGTATCAATACCAGCCAGCCTAACACGTGAGGCAAACATAATGTCAAACCCTAAATCAATAACAACATCAATGGTGTCGCCATCAACTACCTTTGTAACTTCTTTTACATAATATTCGTACATCTAGCCATCTCCCTTAAGTCTATTCTCAACAAGACGATCTCTTTCATCAATAATTTCAATCATAAAGCTCATCATCTTTTGATAACCAGTACTACTATTCATTATAGCATCATAGTGGTGTGAGCAAAACATGAGATCGCCATCAAGACCCTTTATATGAACATAGGCTTGAGACTGGCAGCTATCACAACGATCAAATGCAGTCATTGTCCATTGCTTTATTTTTTGCTCTTCAATAACCAAAATTCCTACTTATCTGTGGAGTAAAATCCACTACCATTAAAAGTAACACTTATACTAGAAGAGTATACTCTAGTTAGTTCAGAATTGCAAGTTTCACACGAATACCCTGGATCTGACTCAGAAATTCCACGGTGCTTAATAATTTTTATATCACACTTTGAGCAACTATACTCATAAGAAGCCATACATATCTCCACAATCTAAATATAAAATGCCCCCACACAGGCTATTCAGGCACGAAGGCCACGGTCTATACGATAGGTAACTAATCCACCCTAAGAGTAGGCCTGTGTGAGGACACTTCTATTATACTATTTAATTGATTTTTTGTCTACAGTCTTCCCCAGGTAATTGGACCAACAATACCGTCAACTTTTAGTCCATTAGCTGCTTGAAAAGCTCTGACAGCTCTATCAGTTATAGGACCAAACTGACCATCAGCTTTTATTCCAAGCACTGACTGAAGATACTTAACGTTTGGACCAGCTGATCCTCGTCTTAACCAAGAAGTGAGTCTTGGCTTTGATGGCTTAGCAGGTGAAGGTGGGGCTGCTGCAGCTACAGTTGTAACCCCAGATGCTCTTTTATTACATTCAGCAACTATGTAATCAAGCTGAGACATAATAAATGGTCCAGGACAAGCAGTCGCTTTGTACTGTGAGTGCCACGCAACAAAGAACTCTGATTGTGTAACTGCTGGTTGATTTTTAGCAAAACCCTTGCCTGCTCTAGGTGACTGACTTGCGTGAAATACGATTACATCAATCAATGATTCTAGTGCAGCTGCAGATACTGGCCAATCTCCACCAACAGATGAGTTATCAATTTCAAATGTTACAGCATTAGGATCTGGAGTTCCTCCTGTTGAATAGGGTCTACGATCTGGATTTACAATTCCAGTTACAGCTCCACTATTACTAATGTGATAAGTAGGGTGTGAGTTGCGAGTATTAGCGTTAGCTACATAATTTAACCCATTAGTCCCTGCAACGTGGTGAATCACTACACCATTAATTGGCTGTCCATTACGGCTACCGCCAAACCCGTTGTCTTGAATGCCTGATACTTTTGGATACCATGTCATTTTTTCTCCTTATTTTACTAGAGTTTGTCTTATTTTACTAAGACTAACAGGTACCGTTCTCGGTTATTATTTTAGTTTAGACCAAGTTAAAGGTCCAACAATGCCGTCAGCCTTCAAGCCATGCTTATTTTGGAAGGCAACTACGGCGTTGTGAGTCAGTGGACCAAATGGACCAGGTGGGTTTACGCCTAACTTGTTTTGTAGATAAAGAACATCTGGGCCTGCTGGGGCTCCCTTTTTTAGCTCTTTTCCAGGATAAGGTCTTGATCCATTAGCAGGTTCAGCTGGTGCCTTGGCAGCTGCAGCAGGTGCAGCACTTGTAGGTGCTCCACGGAAAATTTCATAGTCAATGTTTCCAGCTCCCATCGTTGGCTTGCCACCAACTCGGAAAGAAAAGTGGAGGTGTGCTCCATATCCGTTTTCTTTTCCAAGACCTGAACCACCAACTAGGCCAATAATCTGGCCCTGCTTTACTACTTGACCTGGCTGTACGTCAATTCGTGAAAGGTGAAGGTAGTCAGCGTTATGACCTGAAGGAAAGCTCTGAAATATCATGCGGCCACCAGAGCCAGTAAAGGTTGTGACAATGCCAGTGATAGTGCCATCGGCAACTGCCTTGATTGGTGTGCCAGTTGGAACTGCGTAGTCTGTTCCTGGGTTTTTAGAGGCAGGTGTTCTAGTTTGGTGCTTAGTAAAATCGTGAGTAATTGAACCGCCATCTACTGGCCTAATCCATGCTGACATATTAAATCTCCTAGGTTTTCCATAATTATTTGGAATGTGTGCTGTTACCGCCTTTCAGCGTACATTTAATTATATCACAATAAGTGAAAAATTCTTCACCTATTTATTAGACTGAGTCTATAAAATATTTGTATAGCTACTTAAAAATAATAATAAGGTTATTATTATCTTCCCATTCATCCAAATGCCTATTTAAAGACAAGATCATAACATCTGTAAAGGTTTTAGCAAAATATTCACGATAAACCTTAAGCTCATCCTGAACAACATCTTCTATAATATAAACTCCACCATCATTTAATCTATCAATAGAATTTTCGTAAAGAGTTATCCCTGCACGTGGCTCATGAAGCCCATCATCAATAATTATGTCTGGAAATACATTATGTTTGTCCCAAAAAGCCCTAACAGATTCTGGATTTGTTTGATCCATATAGTCTGTTACTATTCTGTCTTCATTGAATAGAATTCTTTTATCGATGTCTGCCCCATAAATATTAGAATTTATAAAGTAATCTTTCCACACCCTTAAAGACGCACCTGGTTTACCATTTACCCCCATATTAGATTCCATATCTAAATTGTTGGTTCCTAGGCCGCATTCAAAAATAACTAAATTATCATTTTTGCGTGCTGCAAATAAAAGTGCATAAACTTTAGTGTATGTGTGGGGCATCCAGCAATAAACATCTGTAGAATAATTTTCTGAACCTTTGTCTGATCCATACAAATCGCACAGGCGATTAAGAATACTTTCTTCTTCTAAATTATTAAACCCAGCATGCCTAAAAGTATTCATTTTATTTTTTAGAATTAAACCCTGGTACTGGATTAACTAACTTGGTGTCTTTACCTGGCTTCTTCTTTGCAGCCAAGTGGCTTACATCAAGGCTTGGAGCTGCTGTAGAAACTACTCCATTATCTGGAGTTGCAACTGGGGCAGAGTCTCTTAGCTTTTCCCAGGCCATGATTGCCTCAACAAATTCAATTGGGCTTACAAAGCCTTTACCGTTTAAGTCCCAACGGTGAACCTTGCCTTCAACAATTTCAAAGTGTAAGTGTCTTCCTGCAGAAGCTCCAGTGTTTCCCATAATTCCAAGAATAGTTCCAGCCTCAACCTTCTGGCCAGTCTTAACCTTTAGCGATCCCTCAGCCATGTGTCCATAACGACTTACATACCACTTGCCGTTAATCTTTGAACGAATGTCTACGTAGTATCCTACGCCACCAATTGATCCATCAGGATTCTTTAACTTGGATGTTCCAGCATATACTACTGTTCCATCATGCCAAGCTTCGCAGTAAATTTTTTCAGCTGGTCCCCAAAGGTCCGTGCCGTTATGATGTTTCTTGATTTTTTCGATGGGGTGCACCCTCCATCCAAAAGGACTTGTAATTTTCCAAGCCTTCCCTTTTTTACCGTCAATCGGGTATTGTGTTTTTGCCATTTCACTCCTTATATAAGTAACAAAAATCTCTAATATAGAGACAATCCTAGTATACCATTTTTCAAATAGTATTGTTTAGATACCAAGACGCTACGTCTTTGATGCCATTTTCAAAGCTGATCCTTGGCTCCCAGCCAGTAGCTGAAGAAAGAAGCTCATGGTTCATGAGTTGCTTGCTAATTTCTTTAGCGTCTTCAAAAACAATTTTAGAATTAATTTCTTTGCCAATTGCCTTTTCCATTAGGTTAAATACTTCTATTGTAGAATACCTATTTCCAGAAGAAATGTTAAAAGCTGCGTGCAAATTCTTTTCTTCTACATGCTCAGCAATTTTAATGTAAGCCTCCGACACATCATCAACATGGATATACTCTCTGATGTCTCTTCCGCCATTTCTGATTGTAAATTCTTGATTGGTCAAAAACGCCTTAGCAATTCCTGGAATAAGTCTTTGAGTGTTGTTGTCTCCAGGTCCGTAAATATTACAAGCTCTAGTAACAACAACTGGCATGTTGTATGTGTGGCGATAAGATTTAGAAAGAACGTCAGTAGTTACCTTTGATGCATCATAAGGAAACTTTCCATTAAGTGGGCTTGACTCAAGATATTCGCTACCCTCTAATTCACCATAGGCCTTGTCTGTAGAAGCAACCACAATAGCTGCTGCCTCAGCATAAAGTCTAGCAGCTTCCAGTATGTTTAAAGATCCCACAAAGTTAGTGTAAAAACTATCGTATGGATGTGTGACGGACTCATAAGCTTGTGTCTGAGCAGCTAAATGAAAAATATAATCTGGCTTAGCCTTCTTAATAAAGTAAGAGGTGTCTTCCATGGAGTTTGTATTTCCATAAATTTTATTAATTTTAGAATTAAGATATATATTTGATGGCTCATCACGAATTAAGCCATAAACAACGAAGCCTCTTTCAGCCATAATGTTTGCTAGTCTGGCACCTAGAAGGCCAGTAATTCCAGTAATTGCTACACGCTTTGTCATTTATTTTCCCATCTGTCAGCATTATAATTATAGCAGATTGAGTGGGCCTTTTTTCATCATGCCCAGGATGTTTGTTTTACTTAACTTCGATTTTCTTTGGCTTTTTCTCTTCTGGAATGTGCCTATATAGATCAATGAAAAGAATTCCATTAATCATACTTGCACGCTCTACCTCAAAATATTCAGGTAGTGCAAACGAGCGTGAAAACTTGCGAGCTGCAATACCTTTATAGATATAGTTAGCTCCTTCATCTTCATGACGCTCTGCTTGTAGTCTGAGGACATTGTTTTCTACAGTAATGTCCACTTCCTTTTGATTAAATCCAGCCAAGGCAAACTCCATCACAAAGTGATCCTCTGAGATTTTGTTTACATTATAAGGTGGATAGTTTGTTGTTTTAACTGGCTGTGCAAATGCCTTCTCAAATTCCTGAGCTAGGCTTGCAAATGGGTCATTAAAAATAACCATTTATATCATCTCCTTTTATTAAGCGAGTTAATTGCCCCCAAATGGCAGGCATATCTATTATACACTATTTAAAGGATTTTTGCACATGGAATATTTTTTTATAGCCACCAAGCTGGTGTTCCCCATTAACCATTATTCCAGCACCATCCTGAGCATTTTTAGCATCTTTGTATTCCTGTACAGACATTTCTAAAGATTGCCAAGATTCTCTTTTTATTGGTAAAACCTGAACAAGAGGAGTGCCTTTTTTAATTTTAAATATAGTGTTTTCTTTTACAAAAAAAGATAGGTGCCCATCTGAAATAAAATTATCAGTATCTATTAGTCCTGCTATTGCATTTACATTTTTAGATCCATTATTTACTGGATTAATAAATAAAGCACTATAGTCCTTTGGAGTTTGAACAGACCACATTGGGTGAATTCTTAGCACATGACTATGATGTCCAGATGGTATAGGATATTTGTCGTATTGCTGTAGATCATGTTGACTAAACAATTCCCTATTAAAATCATTATCTGAGGTAACAACTAGTCCACCAGGGTTTGTAGAATCTACTGTTATATCTGATTGTGACACTAAAAAATATCCAAAAGACATTGCATCAAAAATTGGCAAGCATCTTTTTATTGTTGGATTTCCAAAATCGTCATAGCTAGATTGATTTTTATACCATTCAGGCAAAAGCGAAGAGGCTGGAACAGGTGGCAGTAAGTTATCAAACTTTGGGAAAAAAGTAATTGTTTTATTTATCATAAACGTATGGCCTTCCCTTATCATAAAAAGCCTGCTCTAGCAGAAAAGTGCTATCCCATCTGCAACTTTTATTAATAAACATTGGCTGGTTGTAAGCATAAACATAGGCTAACCTTTGGACAGTAGCTAGATACGTATCATGACACGTATTTTGTTCAATTCCCCACTTACAACTATTCTCTACAAGAGTTCTAAAAACATTTGTAATGTAAAGAATTGATTGCCCACCACTCATACTAAGGACTCTATATATCTCTAAATTTTCTGAGTAAACATCTGGAATTACATTAACGGTAATACCGTTTAGTGTTCTTTCTGGATAAACTGGATACGCATCATTAAAGCCTAAGCCATGTGGCATTGTGCCAAGATATACCGCATCAGCATCATCTGGAACATCAAGAATATAGTCAAAAGCTGCAAGCTCAAGATCATCTTCTAAGACTAAGAATGGTCCATCAAATTGCTTAGAAAATTCCATGGCTGCAAGATGTGCTTCAGATACACCATTAGCTTTAATTAAGTTTCTATTGGTGCCAGGAATACGATAAATGTTTTCACGTTTAAAACCATACTCTTCTATTAGGTCATTAAACAATATATTCATGTCACGATGCCTTTTTTTATCTTCATCCATATTCATATAAAGAATTGGGATTTCTCTTAAATCAATTATCATATCAAGATGCCATCTGCTGTCGTTCGTATGTTCTTTCTCTGTGACAATTTGCACAGACTATTTCACATTTTTTTATTTCTTCTTTAATTTTATCAATTGTTGTACCTACATGCAATGCCCTGGAAATTCCAAAAGATTTATCCTTTAAGTGATCAAAGTCTAAAACATGTGGAGGATAGCTAATCCTACAGTCAGAACAAATAGAGTTTTTTAGTTTATATTCGTAAACCCACTGTTTAGCAGCAGATTTTTGCTGACTCTTTCTTTTGCCAATTGTATCTTTATTTCTTTGATACCATTCAGCTTGAGCTTTTTTCTGTTTTCTTTTATCCCTATAAGGCATGGTTCAATTATACCACGAGATAGAACCCTAAAGATTATAAACTAAAACCGCTATTTGATGCTCTCCAAATAGATGGTGAATGATTAGCTTCAACTCCAGCCTTAACGTCTAAATCTTCGTATAGTCTTATAATATGGATACAAGGATCTTCGCCCTCAAAAAACTGGATATCTTCTTCTTCAGTCATTGGAAGACCATCATGTGGGTAGCAAACTGCTGGGCCACAAAAACCATTAGTTAGCCCTATCTGTAACCACTCATCAAAAGTTATTTTTTTCATAATAAAATTATACCTTAACTGCCAAGCAAAATCAAGACTTGGCTACAGTATTTTGAACCCCCCACAATCTCTTAAAAATTCTAAAAAGAAATAGACATCTCCAGCACTAAAAGAATAATTTTTAATATAAGAAAATGCTTTTCCAGATCCTTCACAATTTACACAAACATCATTTGTTTGATGAAAAATACCACGTCTCTTTTTACCTAAACCAAGACATGGTACACATTCCCATTTTGGAATAGAGTTAAGAAAGTCATTATATTTATCTATATAGTTTTGTATATTATCATTTAAAAAATCATTAGACATTTTTTCATACAGCAATTGCGATGTTTCTTTATCTAATGCAGCACCACTGTTAACGTGTCCTTGCACACCAGCTACAAGGTTTGGATATTCCTGTTCTATAAATTCCCAAAGCGGATGCCAAACCCAAACGCTAAGACGCAAAACTTCTCCGTAACGAGATTGTGGCTCAAGGCCATGAAGATCCATTGACATTTATGTTTTTATCCCAGCACTAGAGTAGCCATTGTTTGTAATTTTAATATCAAAGTTAGACCCTAAATCCCAATAAAATATTTCATTAAACTTTTTTTCGTCATGATGATCTGACCATCTATTATTTGCAGCAAAGTGCTGAACACCAAAAGCGTTAACTTTAATTTTATTGCTTGGCATTTGTTCTTTTATAACACTTGTCCACATAAGTGGTCCTGTCTCAGAAACATCTACGCCCTTATAGTTTTTTAACTTTATAAGACTAAGCATTTTATCTATAACAGATTTTAAAACCAAGCTTTTTGGTGCTGCAGCAAAACACCATTGTTCTAATACCTCACCGCCTAGCTCTGGATAGCTATTGGATGTTACCACTAATTCTTTGTCTAGGTCTACCCATGACTCTATTGGATCTAAGCATACGGTATCAATATCTGCATATAGTCCTCCATGCTCATAAATAACTAGGTACCTCCAAAAATCTGCTTTTATCTGTCCTTGTGCAATGTTGTTGTATATTTGCAAATACTCATCACCGTAAGTTGATAAAATAAAATCTTGACAATCTTTGTCTGTGCTATACCTGTATTCCCAAGTTGGATTTTTTTCTTTCCAAGTATCGATTGGACTTTGAATGTATCTTGGTATGCTGTTTAACTCAAAAGAACAAGTTTGCCAAATTGTTTTTGGAATATTAGTCATTGTTAGTTTAACTTTCTAAGTATTCAAAACATCAACCGTGCCAGAGCAGGTTGGAGAAAACTTAATTGCAGTTTTAACTGCAGCTTCTACTCTACTTTCTGGAGAACTTTTAGTTATTGCGGTTGCAGATAAGTGTCCCATAGCAAATGGTGACCCACTACCAATAGATATAAATGGCGAAGAGAATTCATTTAGTGACATATCAGAAGCGTTGTGCTCGTATAGCTTGTCTCTAATTCCAATTAACAGTGATAGCTCTGAATCTTTTGACGTGTCTACCCACCACTCATCGTAAAAGTCTCTAAGGTATCGCATAAATTTAGTATTCATAAAGACATCAAGGTCTTCATCTGGATGTGGCTTTGGAGGATCAAAAGAATAAATTAATCTTTGCCCATCCATGCTTCCAGCAAAGCCAATTATATATGGACCAGTTGTCTTGACCTTTGGTCTTGAAAGGTGTAAGATTGTATCCTCAGTAGAAGCTCCTCGCTCCCCTGCCATATATACCTTGCCATTAGCCTTTAAAGCGGCTATACAGGTCATAAGAAAGTCCCCTCCAGGTTTTGTGTGTACTATTATTATACACGACCCAGAGGGGACTGTCAATAGGGGCTATTTAGAGTTCTTGTCTACCTTAGAAAAGGCTGAGTTAATCTCTTCTAGGCTTAGCTTGCCGTCATCCAAGAAGGATCTAGCTAGCTTTTCAACTACTGTTGCTACTCCAAGAATACCTGCCATAAACACAGCAGAAATTAGCTCAACGCCAACGATTGCTCCTGCTCCCAGAACTGCTAGTCCTGATGCAGCAAAAACAGCCACGATTCTTAGTAGTACATTTTTGATGGTTTTCCATCCGCCTACTACTGCTTCTTCTTCCATTTTAGACTCCTTTCAATTAGTCTTATTTGTTTTTCTTACTTACTGTTCTACTTTCTTTTTCCTCTTTTTCATAACGGAAAAATGGAAATGTGACTACCCAAATTAACAAGGTAGCAATTATGAGGTTGCCTACTAGTTCCCTAGCAGATCCCTCAAGAACTAGCCAAGCGACAACCATTCCAAGCAATGTCCATGCTTGTTCTACTAGGTCCTTAACTAATGCCTTTAAGAATTTCATCTTACGGTCTCCTTATACTTGTTGATGACATGGCTGAGATTGTAGATACCCCAACAACTTGGGCAACTACTACTGAAACCACAACCATGTCTTGTGCTGTTTCTCTGACTTGGGGACTCATATCTGCTCCCACATTCCCAAGATTGTTAAACACTTCTAATGCCAAACCTGCAACGTCTCCCAATAGTGGGATTGCAGCTAGCTCAGTTGGAAGCTCTAAATCGTCTGCCTGAGCAACTATCATTAATGCCTCTAAGGCCTCCAGATACTCCTCAGAGCCCTGTTCTGCAGTTTCAAAGACTTCTAGGGCTGCCTCAAATAGCTGGTCTACCTGGGCATCTGATAGCTCAGCTGGATCAACTGAGTCAAGCTCTTGTAGGCTGATTTCCTCATTGACTTCTGGCTCCTCTTCTGGTAGACTTGGCTCTATTGGTTCTTCAATAGGAGGTTCAGGTGAAGGTTCTGGTTCAGGTTCTACAATTGGCGTTTCTGGTTGCTCTGGTTCCGTTGGCTCTGGTGATGTCTCTGGTTCTGGCTCTTCAGGCCGAACAGGTTCTGGTTCTGGCTCTACTGGGTTGGTTGGCGGTACGACAGGTTCAACTGGCACAGGCTCAGAAGGAGTTGGAGTAGGTGTTGGTTCTGGTGTTGGTTCCACTACTGGGGGCTGTGTTGGGGTTGGTGTTGGCTCAGGTTCTGGAACAACAGGATTGGTTGGCTCAGGAGTTGGCTCAGGACTAGGTCCTGGGGTAGGTTCAGGCGTAGGCTCTGGAGTAGGCTCTGGAGTGGGTTCTGGAGTAGGTTCTGGAGCAGGGGGAACAACAGGAGCTGGTTCAGGTGGGGTAGTAATTGTTTGAATCTCTAGAGGCTGTACTGGACCACCATGAGTATAGCGAACTCCATATCTAGCATTAGCAGGTGCATTTGAGCTTACCTGATATGTTGGGGTCCAGGTGTAGTTTACTGGATTTACTTCTGCAATCATTCTTATATAGACTGGTTCTCCAGAAGACTGACCCCAAACCATTACTTTCCAGTCAACGCAAATAGAGGTTGCTGTTGACCCATACTTAACATACAAGTCTTTTCCAAGACCCCAACCTGGATCCCACTGAGCACTTCCGTTATTAGAAAATGCGTGGTAGTCCCACGAGCCAATTGATATAGATGGTGTTGCTGGATAATCCCAGAAGGTGTAGTCACCTTGACCAAAAGTAACTGTTCCTTTTGGACTCACATAAACGTTTCCGTCATAAACCGTACCACCAAATTCTAGTGGTGTATTTAGGTTCATTAAGAATGCTTGATCTCCACCATTAACTTGGTAAGTATCGCACACTGCGGTTTCTGATGCTTTAGCAGGATCAGCAAAAAATAATGAGCCGAAACTCAAAAACAAAACAAAAGCAAATCTTAAAGACTTGATGGGGACATCTCCTTGGGGGGCTATGAGATCTAATACTATTATAAATCAATGTTTATAAAAGAAAAAGGCACTAGGTTTACCCAGTGCCCTCACTTCGTAACTATTATACCAGATTAAAATTCCCAATCGTCATCAGTTGTACTTTCATGCTTTGCTATGACGTAGGACGAACCTGAGCCTGAGAAAAAGTCATGATTCTCATCTGAGTTTGGAGATAGTGCAGAAAGAATTGCTGGATTAACATCACAAACTTCTTTAGGAAATAGTGCATCAAATCCTAAATTCATTAATGCTTTATTTGCGTTATAGTGCAAAAACTTTTTTACATCGTGAGTTAACTCTATCTCATCATAAAGTTCTGCAGTATACTTAATTTCATTTTCGTATAATTCCATTAGCATTGAGTATGCGTAATCTTTTAGATCTGCCTGGCGTTCTGGAGACTCTTCATTGTATGCAAGCTGGAACTTGTAGCCAATGTAGTAACCGTGTACAGCCTCATCCCTAATAATAAGCCTAATTAAGTCAGCTGTATTGGTTAGTTTTGCCCTGGAAGACAGATACATTGGCCAGTAAAAACCTGAGTAGAACAAGAAGGACTCTAGTAATGTAGAGGCAATCTTACGCTTTAGTGGGTCATCTCCCCTGTAGTAGCCAAGCACAATCTCTGCCTTTTTCTGAAGGTATGGGTTGTCCTCAGACCATCTGAAAGCATCCTCAATCTCTTGTGTAGATGTTAGTGTAGAAAATACACTTGAGTATGATTTAGCGTGCACTGACTCCATGAAAGCGATGTTGGTGATAACTGCCTCTTCGTGCTGAGTTCTAGCATCAGGAAGGATAGACATAGATCCTACAGTGCCCTGAATTGTGTCAAGCATAGTAAGTCCTGTGAATACACGCATAGTCAGTAGCTTTTCATTATCTCTTAGCGTAGACCAAGACTGAATATCATTTGAGATTGGCACCTTCTCTGGCAGCCAGAAGTTTGCTGTTAGTCTATTCCAAACCTCTAAATCAATAGGGTCCTCAATCTTGTTCCAGTTAACTGGTCTTGTTATAGCTGACACGATACACATCCTTCCATCTCTGTTCCTTCAATTGCATTCTGTCTAATACGAATATAGTAAATTGTTTTGATGCCCTTTTTCCATGCGTAAATCTGTGCCTTGTTTACGTCACGAGTAGTTGCAGTGTCCTTGAAAAACAATGTTAAGGATAGTCCCTGATCAATATGTTGAGTTGCAGCAGCATAAACATCAATAATCTTTTCTGGACCAATCTCATAGGCATCCTCAAAGTATTCACGATTGTCATTTGTTAAGTATGGAGCTGGGTAGTAAACACGACCTAGCTTTCCTTCCTTACGAATTTCAATCTGAGAAGCAATAGGATGAATAGAGCTAGTACTATTATTAATGTAGCTAATTGATCCAGTTGGTGGAACTGCCTGCAGGTTCTGGTTGTAGATACCGTGCTTCATTACCTCAGAGGCTAGATCTTTCCAATCTTTTTGTGACGGAATTTTAATACCTGCTTCAGCAAATATCTTTGAAACCTTTTGTGTCTCTGGCTTCCATTCCTGAGCAGTATACTTAGCAAAAAATTCGCCAGTCGCATACTTGGACTTTTCAAAACCATCAAACGGTGAGCCTGTTTCCTTTGCAATTTTATTGCTTGCTCGTAGTGCATGGTACAGCACTGAGTAGAAATAGATATTTGTGAAGTCAATCGATTCTTCGTCTCCATAGTGCATCCTCTCCTTACCAAAATAACCGTGCAGGTTCATCTGTCCAAGACCAATAGCACGGGACTTCTTGTTGCCTTCAGCAACTGACATTACAGAATCAATATAAGATATCTCTGATACTGCAGTTAAAGATCTAATTGCTACCTCAATAGTCTTACCAAAATCTGGTGACTGCATAGCATTTGCAATGTTTAATGATCCAAGGTTACAAGAAATATCTTTACCAATATCCTTATACGAAAGATCGTTATTGTAAGTGGTTGGTGTGTTTACCTGCAAAATCTCAGAGCAAAGGTTAGACATGTTGATGCGGCCTTCGATTGGGTTTGCCTTGTTTACAGTATCTTCGTAAACGATGTATGGGTAACCAGACTCAAACTGAAGCTCAGCAATTCTTTCAAAAAGCTCACGTGCCTTGATCTTGGACTTACGAATACGTGGGTCATCAACCATCTCGTGATACTTCTCAGTGATAGAGATATCAGACATTGCCAAACCATAAACATTTTCTACGTCGTATGGCGAGAACAGATACATGTCTTCGTTTGTACGAGCAAGCTCTAAAGTAACATCTGGAATTACCACTCCAAGTGATAGTGTCTTGATTCGAGTCTTCTCGTCAGCGTTCTCACGCTTGGTGTCTAGGAATCTCAGGATGTCTGGGTGGTGAGCGTTTAGGTAAACAGCTCCTGCACCCTGACGAGCACCTAGCTGGTTTGCGTATGAGAATGCGTCTTCAAGCATCTTCATAACTGGAATAATTCCTGAAGACTGATTCTCAATTTTCTTAATTGGTGCACCTAGCTCACGAACATTTGTAAGATTAAGACCAACACCACCACCACGCTTAGATAGCTGAAGAGAAGAGTTTACTGCACGTCCAATAGACTCCATGTTATCCTCTACACGAAGCAAGAAGCAAGATACATATTCTCCACGCTGTGCTTTACCAGCATTTAAAAATGTAGGCGTTGCAGGCTGGAATCTTCCAGTAATAATTTCACTAACAACATCTTTGGCAAGCTGCTCATTGCCACGTCCTAGCAGAAGACCATTCATAACAACACGATCTTCAAATCTCTCTAGGTAGCGTTCACCATCGAAGGTCTTTAGTGCGTAAGAGGTGTAGAACTTGTATGCACCAACAAAAGTAGGGAATCTAAATTTATAAGAGTAAGTTTCTTTAAATAAGTCTTTGATAAATTCTGGAGTGTACTGATCAAGAACTGACTTATCATAGTATTGATTTTCAATAAGATAGTCTAGCTTTTCTTCAATAGAGTGAAAGAATACTGTATTTTGGTTGACATGGTCTAGGAAGTATGCCTTTGCAGCTGCTTTGTCTTTGTCAAATTGAATCTTGCCATCTGCATCATACAGGTTAAGCATTGCGTTTAGCTCATGATAGCTATAGTTACTGTTCGTTGTCATACAATATCCTCATTCTTTCTCTAACCTTTTCTAGGTCTTCTGGTGTGCCAAATATTTCTATTCTGGCAATTACTGGTACCCCAGTTTTTCTTGAGATCAAGTCTGCAGCTTTGCAAAAATGTTCTCCAAAATTTGTGTTTCCAAATCCTACGATTCCACGTAGTTTGTTCCTATTTTCAGGAACGTTTAAAAATCCTCTGACTTGCCTGGGAATGGCTGATCGCTCAGAACCTCCACCATAAGTTGGTACAAATAGTACATAGTCATTATGAACCACAAGGTTACGACCCCCAGTCCCAGGATCGATAGGAATCCTAGTAGCATTATTAGTTCCATTAGTTAATTTCTCCACGAATCTTTTTGTATTACCTGAATAATTTGAGAAATATACTATATCGATAGACATTTATTATACCTCTCTTTTTATTTAGGGGATAGACAAGGGGAGAGACCAGAAGCCTCTCCCCAAGATCTATTTTACCACATGTATTACTTTGCTAGCTTAACCTTCTTGTTTGGGTTAGCCTTATTCCAACGCTTTGCAAGCTTGTTGTACTGTACCTTAGTAACAGTTGCTGCAGTTAGAGCAGCAATCTGTGCCTGTAGTGCAACAACCTGTCCAGCAAGATCTGCAACAGAGATGTTTGAAACAACTTCAGTTGCTGGCTTTGCAAGACCTGTTACAGCAGTTGCAGTAATTGTATTAGCAATTACAGTTGTTCCTGCAGTTGCAGGTGCAGTTAGAGTTGCCTCGTAACGCTTATCAGTTGCATCGTAAGAGAACGCACCAATTGATCCACGAATTACTGTGGATGAAATGCTTGCGTTAGTTACAGCATTACCGAATACGTCAGTTACAACTGCAGTAACTTCTACAGCAGCACCTAGGTTTGCAACTGTTGGAGCAACTACTGTTAGGTTATATGCAGAACCTGCAGTACCCTTAACATAGTAAGTTGTTGTGTTGTTGTTTGCAGTTACAGCAACAGTACCAGTTTCGGTAGTAGTAGTGTAAACATAAACATCAGCAGTTGTACCTGTACCAGTTGAGATTGTTGCTGTGGACACTCCAGAGTCGACCTTTACAATGGTAGAACCAGAAGTAACAGCTGTGACAATCTTAGCGTTGGTAGCAGTTACAGTTACATTGCTGCCAGCAGTTACACCAGACAAAGCAATACGCAATGCGTCAGCAGAGCTTACATCGTTGTCTGAAGGAACTGGGAGAGCAATTGCACTTGCAGAGGAAGTTCCTGCAGAGGCTGGAGCTGATCCAGCAACCGTTAGTGTAGCGGATGATGCATTAGCAGGACCAGCAATAAGCATGGTTCCTACAAGAGCTACTGCAGAAGCAATAGCAATTAGTGGCTTCTTTAATGAAGTCATATTTTTGTATCTCCTTGTTTTATATTAGATTGAATCTATCCAAATAGTCTTTGACATCTTCAGGAATAGGTTTATATTCTATCACGTTGTCCTGTGGTTTGTCAAGCTGTTTTGGACGATCTTTATATGTATGAATCTCAATCTCTTGATTGAGGTTTTTTGGAGTATGCGAAATAGCTCCAAAGACTGCACCACACACGGCATCTGCCAAGTCCTTGGAGGACTTTCTTGGGTGGTCAACTCTATTATTCTTAACAATCTTGAGTTCTGTTAGTTCTTCAAATAGCAAGTCAATTGCTGGCATAGCCAAACGCTCTTCGTAAATCAACATGGCCATATCTTCGTAGTGCTTCTTTGCAACTGAAACTGTATCTGTTTTAATGCCTATTTGTTTTAACTCATTCTGAATATCAAACGATTGCCAACGGTCAAAA